AAAAAAAAACCAAAAATAAAAAAAAAAAAACAATGCGATTGCGAACCTCCTGAATATTACTATTATCGTTTCCATCAACCAATTAAAAAAAGAGATAATGAATGTAATAGTGATTTATTGTTGAAATATTTTAGAAAATGTGATTTGAAACATCTCAATTTTGATTCAACTTGATATATATTTTTTTTAAATATAAATACTTAATGATTACTAATTGTTTTAATAGTATTTAATATTTTTTAAAAAAAATTGATATAAAAGAATAAATATAAATTAATAGAAGAAAAAATGGCTTTTGTTGAATACCACAATAATATTGTAACTGTAAATGATATAATATATGATTCACATAAATCTCTAATAGAAAAAGTAACTATGGAATTAGGATGTTATGAAAAGAGCGATGCGCTAATTGAAAAATTCCTTGACAAACCAAAATTAAAATGTAAAATTGATAAGAATGCGCCTAAAAAACCTAAATCAGCTTTTATGCATTTTTGTGATACAAAGAGACCAGAGGTGATGCAAAAAATTAATAAATCAAATAAAGAAAAAAATATCAAATTTAATTTAGGAAAAGTTCAAAAAGAGTTGGGACAATTATGGACTTCATTAAATGAAGATCAAAAAGAAATATATACAAAAATGTCTGAAGATGATAAGGAAAGATATAGTGATGAATATGAAAAATATCAGGATTCTTTATTTGGAAATATTTATCAATAATTTGTGATTAATATATAATATTAAAAAATTATTTTTTTTTTAATATTTTAAGAAAAATGAATGAATTAACTTAATTGATTTATTCGCTTGATTCTTCTTCATCATCATCCTCAGCTTCTGAATCTACAGCTTTTGAGTTGTAGTCTTGTGGGTAGGCTGGGAGTCCAAGTTTTTCGCAGATTTTTTGGTAGTGTCCGTAGAGACCTTCGTCATATGAATCACCGTATTCTTCTTTTAAAGCTGATTCGGTATCTTCATCTTCTTCAATCCCTTTGTATTGTGCGCTGTATTCGTGATGTTCATAATCACCGCATGGTTTGCATGGGTTTAAATATGAAGGACCATGGGGTTCGCATGGTTTGCACTTAGGTCTTGGTGGGCAGCATGGAGGAGGTGGGACACATGGTTTTGGGCATGGTCTTGGTAATCTTACACATTTAGGTGGTGGGCACCAGCATCTACTTGGGTGAATGAATCTTGGGCATGGGCAGCATGGGTTGAATTCACAGCATGAATCTGGTGGGCAGCAATGTTTTTTGATTGGGCGGCATACTTCTTGTGGGCATGGTCCAACTACTGGTGGGCAGCAGTATGGTTTAGTTGGAGCGTTAGGAATTTGTTGTACATAGCATTCTTTTTCGGGTGGTGGTAAGTTAGGTCCGCAATTAACTCCACATGGTGAGTGATGTTCGTATCCGTAATCTTTGGCGTATGACATTTCTTTGTTTTATATGATAAACAAATATTTTTTTTCTTGCTTAATAAAATAAATTTAAAAAAAAAAAATCTAATTAAAATTTTTGTAAATTCCTTAATATTCCAAACGCATCTAAAAAGTTCAAATCACAATTTTAAAAAAAACTCTAATACTTAAATACCTTAATATACAAAATTTATTAGTTAAATAAAAAAAAAATATCTATTAAAGATTTAAAGATATTATTATTTAATTAGATGCAAAATTTAATTAATGATATTCGTAATATTATAGATATCACAATTAAAGAAAATAATTTAGAAAATCACCTTAATGATAAACAAACCTTAAAAGAAATTTCATTGATTACTCTCCTTCTTATAAAACAATTCCATTTATATCCTAAACCTCTTATTAACAAATTTATACACCAGGAAATTCACTCTCTCACAAATCTAATTTCAAATAATTTCCCTAAATACTCTATTCATCATAATACATCCTTAGTATCACAAACTCTCACTATCTCACCTATTCCCAATCAAATCGAAAATTATAATTTTAATTCCTCTCAAAATTTAGTATCAAATAAATTAGATAATAAATCTATCTTACCTAAATTAATACAAAATAACACAAAATATACAAATAATTTATCACCTATTCAAATTATTAAAAAAAAAAATGATCCTATTATTATTGATACATCCCATCTCATTCCTGCCAATTTTGATTCATCTATATATTTATCCAATCCTCAAACAACCTGTTTAAACAAAAATAATCAAAATAATAATCTTATTCTTCCATCACCAGATCATATTTCCTTAAATAATAAATATTCTAATCTCACAAAAAACAATCTATCTTTCATTAAACAAGACAATATTCTTATTCCATCCCTCATTGACCAAAATATTCGTATACAAAAAAAAAAAAAAAATTTATCTCCACCCACCGAAAAATTAGATCCCAACATTATTCATTTCTGCAAAAATCTAGAATCACTCTGGACACAAAAAAATAATTTACAAAAAATTAATTACCTAAAAAATAAAATCCATTATCTTAAAAATATAAAACAACCCGAACAACGAAGCACCGAATGGTACAACTTTAGAAGACAAATGCTTACCGCAAGTGACCTCTACAAATCATTATCAACTATCGGTATTCGAAGAGCATTAATCATCAAAAAATGTAAACCATATGTACATTCAGGTCCCGTAGGTAAAGCATGTAAACATGGAATCAAATATGAAGATGTCGCTATTCTCATATATGAAAAAATAAATAAAGTCAAAATTTATGACTATGGATGTATACAAGATCAAGAATTTAAAATCTTTGGTGCATCTCCAGATGGTATCTGTGGTGAAGAAAATTTAGAATTTATTGGAAGAATGGTAGAAATTAAATGTCCTATCAGTAGAACAATCATCCATGGTAAAGTTCCAGATATGTATTGGAAACAAATACAAGGACAACTTGAAGTTTGTAAATTATGGGACTGTGACTACTTTGAATGCAAAATTATAGAAATCTCTGATGATGAATTCTATAGCTCTAATCATCAATATAAAGGTATAGTCCTCACAATTTACAATAATATCCAAGAAAAATCAACTTTTATCTACTCACCAATATCTCTCAATAATAACGAATTCAAAAATTGGATCGATCAGGAATTTGACAAAATTATCGAATTTGATCATCTTTCATTCTTATCATCATCCTTCTGGATTCTAAAAAATATGAATTGTGTTCTCGTTAAACGCAGACCCCTATGGTTCCATTCCATTAAACACAAAATTCAAAACTTCTGGGATGAAGTTTTATATCACCGAAAACATGGATACGAAATCCTAGAACAACAAGTAAAAAAAAAAAAGAAATTAAATCAATCATCATACACAAAAATTACTGATATTAAAGAATGTATTATCCACTCAGACTCAGATTAAAAAATTGAAACTTTTATTTATCCATTAACTTACAAAAAAATCACCAAAAATATAATGGAATGGCATTATAATCAAACAAAAGATATCATTTACTCATTCAATGGGAATCAAAATTTATCTAATTGTGCCTGCTTTGATCTTGATTGGACTCTCATAAAACCAAAAAGTGGGAACGTTTTTCCAACTGATAAAAATGATTGGCAATTTCTTTTTCCTAATACTCTATCAAAAATCTTACAATTACAAAATAATTTTAAAATTATTATTTTTACAAACCAACCCTCCATTTCTAATGATCTTCTATCTAAATTCAATAATATCATCCAACATTTTAATCACAATGTATACTTCATTGTCTCAATTACAAAATCTTATTATCGTAAACCTAATACAGGCATGTGGGATTTTTTAAATCAATATTTGATCAACTCTAATTATCAAATTAATAAACTAAATTCATTTTATTGTGGTGATGCTGCCGGAAGATGCAAAAATTGGAAACCAAATACTAAAAAAGATTTCAGTAATTCTGATCTATGCTTCGCTAAAAATATTGATTTACAATTTTATACACCAGATTATTTATTCAATCAAAATAACTATAATCAATTTTACATCCAAAACCATATATATCATCCTAATCAAGAATTTAATATACCCATTAATCCTAACGAAAATATTAAAAATCTTATTGTCCTCATAGGACGTCCGTCATCTGGAAAAAGTCTATTCGCAAATTATCTCAAATCCTCTTACAATTTTAAAATTCTTAATAAAGATCTTTTGAAAACAAAAAAAAAAATTACATCCAAATTTCTCTATCTTCTAAACCAAAAAGAAAATATTGTTATTGATTCTCAAAATGTTGATCGTAAAAGCCGACATTATTTCCTCGATCAAGCACCCAATTATCATAAAATCGCTATCTTTATCTCAACTTCTCATGATAAATCTAGACATCTTAATAAATTTAGATTGCAAATCTTAAAAGAAAATGCTATTCATATTCCTGATGTCGTATATCATCTATTCAACAAAAAATTTGAATATCCCTCTCTTAATGAAGGATTTCAAAATATTATTGAATTTGATTTTCCATATTCTTTACTTCCTCTTTCAAGCAAAAAAAGACTTAATCATTTCTATTCTTAAATATATAATTAGACCTTTTAAATTAAATTTATTTTATTTTTTTCTGTCTCGTTATATGAACTTAATTTTATTATTAAATTATATAATTTATCAACCTGCTCTCCCCATATATATTTTTCAGTAATCTTATTTTTACATAATATAGAATGTTCATTATATTTTTCATCATCATAATAATATTCATATAACTTCTTTGAAAAATCGAATGCATCACAAATATAACCATATCCTCCATGAAAAACCATATTAGGTAAATAAATTTTTGAAATCGGTTCTATTAAACCATCATAATAATCATCACCGAAAATATCTGTTAATCCTCCAACTCCAGAAACTAATTGGGGTTTTCCAAATGATGCATGTTCCAAATTACTCAAACCAAAACCTTCACCAATTGCAGTATTTATACCGATATCACATGCAGACATTAAAATATTTAATTTTTCTTCTGTTAATTGACCATTATTCGGCATTACCATAATATAATTATTTTTTATTAAATCAGCATCCAATTTTTCCATTCTACAACCAATTGTAATTAAATCTAATATATCATATCCAGTATCAGACTTTAATTGGCAATTTATAAATAATATTGGTTTCCTTCTTTCCATTGTTTTATTATCAATCATCTTAAAAAATTTTAGAAATGCATTTATTGTTATATCCCATGCCTTTCTATATGAATTTCTATTTGTATTTAAAATAACAAATGAATTTAATGGTATATTTAATTTACTTTTCGCAACACTTAAATCTGTAATTTTAATGTTTTTAAGACCATGATATAATATATCACATTTATTTTTATCAAAACCAAAATCTATTGCCCAATTATACCAATAATCACTAAAAAATAATGTATAATCCACATTTTTCATATAAAACCTCATAATAAATTCTTTTTTATCAGGAAAAACTAAATCCAAATAACTTAAAATTTTAAATTTACATTTTGATCTTAAATCTTTTGTCTCATTTATTTTATTCAATATTCTACAAGTAATTAGTATATCATTATATATTAGAAATATATCGGGGTCGATTTTGTATAAATATTCATCTATTAAATCAATTCCATAGTAATCTAACTTTCTCTCTTTACATATCTCTAAAACATCTATAAATATTATCTTTTTATCCATTTTTAAATCTTCAATGATACTGTTTTTATAATTATGAATCCCAAAATAATAAAATTCTATATTTTCTTTATTCACTAACAGATTCGAAATATAATTACCAACTTTCGCATATCCTGTACATTGATTTGGCGATGTCGCATAAAATAAAATTTTAATCATTATCTCTATTTAATATTTATCTATATTTATAATAAAAAAATATTACGTACTTAGTTATTAATTATTTCTTTATTATCATGAAAATAATATCCAATAACAATTGCTAAAATAGGTATTATATTGACTGTAAAACACCAAAACGACTTCCATTGTCCAGGACCTTTCTTACTTGCCAGAATATGCGCAATTACAAACAAAAAAATATATAATCCTCCATAAATTAATCCAATTTTAATAGGCTTCCAAAATAAAAAAAATATAAACATACCGAAATATAATATCCAAAAAATTTTTTTCAAGTTTGAAGGCACAGTCTTTAGAAATTCATTGAATCCCCATTCCAAATGTGGATTTTTACATCCATCAATAGCTAATGAACACATTTTACCCTCAAATGTTAACAAGTAATATAACATTAATAAAAATATTATTGAATAAAATATTATTATCATAGTGTATAATCTTCTATCCAACATCAATTTATTGTAATAATAAGCACCCAAAACAACACTCAATGGTTGTAATAATAACACTAAAAAGGCAAATTTTGTAGCATAATAATTATATTTATTACATTTCGGATTTAACCACATGAAAAACTCAGCTAATTGCATTAATGCTACAACAAAAAAAAATATTGATAAAATTCTATCATTAGTATAGTTCCTTTTATACAAATAAATTGAACATATTGATGTCACCGAAAATGTTAGGATAGATACTTCCTTATTGTAACACATAGTATTTTTGATATCTTATATATTATTTAAACAAATTAAATCGATAAAAATAGCTTTATTTCTATTGATATTTTTTTACAAAAAATTTATTCACAATTTAAACATGGTGTCACATCTGAATCATCACATGTTTCAACATCTTTCATGGTCTTACTTGGATCACCACAAAATAAACAAAAATCACTTGAATCCTCACCATTATCTATTGGTGGAAAAGAATTAACTCCAAAACATCTCGATCCTGGACCAAATGCATTTCCGTCATCGCTCAATCTTGCACCAGGTATTGCTGATGAATGAAGTTGCGCAAATTTTGGCTCACCTAATTTATTTTTTGTAACTATAAACGTCATTCTAGCCAATGTATTTGGACCCACAGGAACTGAATTGCAACCAGTATAATTAAACCATGCTAATGCATTTGTAATCCATACTTTTTCACTCACTTTAGTTGCTCTAATATACGGATTTGATTTCCTTCTTGCTCCTTTACTATCTCTCTCATATAATAATACTCTTTTATTTTGATCCTCGGGAAATGGACTTAAATATCCAGGTACAGATAACCCCAAAAATCCACCAAACCATCCAAAATAATCTTTTATATATGGTAATATTTTTTCATCACCTTTTTTAAATGTCTGCAGATCTCTACCTAATGTTCCCCATAATAAACCTTTATCTTTTAAAAATAAATTACCAACCAAATTTGCTGCCACTTCACAGGTTACACCATCGTTTTTTTTTCCATTTTCATCATTAACAGCATTAATAGTTCTATAAAATGCTTCCGTATGTTTTATTGCTTCATCTTTAGTTAGATTTTTATGAACATCATAATTTAATTCATTATTATCATCATTTAATTCATTTTTATCATCATTTAATAATTTTTTAGTTATAAACATTCCAACCAATAATGCTAAAGCTGCCATTTTTATAATAATATTTAAAGATATTATATTACCTATCTTATTTTTTAATTTTATGAATTATTCCAAGATCTATGCTTTAACAATTATTAGATTTTAATTTTTAGAGGGAAATTAAAATCTAATTCTATCCTATTAAAAATATGCCTCATAGATATTCAACACAAGGAATTTATATTGGTACATACAAAAACGAGAAATGTTATTTATTGCCATATCATGACTTTCGGAAACAGACATTATTTAAAAATGGTTATTGGAGCAATAACTCACAAAGTCAGATTAGGGATTTACATTGTGATCGATGTTCCCTAAAGGAACCATCGCGTAAAGAATCAACACTAGGGGAAAAGCCATATCAAAACAATTCCAATTTATCAAAATCAAACTTAAAAAAATAAAATAAAATAAATGTCTTTTAAATATACAATAAACAACAGAATTTGATTTTAGATTGTACATTACTCCAATAAATATAGATAAATTTATAATAATATCATGATTATTATTAAAATACATTTTTTTATTTAGAAATATTATTTTATGAATTTAGATCCTAAACATTTTGATAAAATAATACAAATAAATTAGATTGAATTAATTATTTACAAAAACATAAATTTTAATTTTTTTTTTCCCTCCAAATTCATTCCCCAAAAAAAGATAAATATAAAAATATAAATTATGGTCTACTACATAAAAATAAAATTATATTAAATAAATAGATGATTATAGTGTATAAAATGAATAATAATCAATTATAGAAAAATATAAATGTTAAAAAAACAAGCTTTTTTATAAATTTTTTCCGCGGATGGGAAAAAAGTGCTCCCTCCTACTTTTAGTTGGGGAGAGCACTTTTTTTTTGGATCGTAAAAAAGTATATTTTTTTTGAACATTTTTAAACACTATTTTGAAAATCATTAAAAATTGTATACTTAGAAGGTAAGAAAATTATGAATAATCTAAGAATGTAAAATTTTAAAAATATACTTTTTTTCGATCCAAAATATACTTTTTTACGATCCAAACACAAAAAAAGTATATTTTGGATTAAAAAAGTATATTTTGGAATAAAAAAAGTATATTTTGGAATAAAAAAAGTATATTTTGGATCAAAAAAAAGTATATTTTTGTTAAAAAATCTAATATTGGATCCAAATATTATTACTATTAATGGTTTAAAAAATAAAAAAAAGTATATTTTTTTTTATGAATCCAAAATATACTTTTTTTGGTTGTGAAAGTATAAATTTGGAATATAAAAAAGTATATTAAGGATTAAAAAAAAGTATATTTATTTTAAACGATAAAAACTTATTTAAAAAATTATTTGAATATAATAATAACTAATAAATGGTAAAGATATATGAATGTAAAAAATGTTTATTTAGTACAGAAATTAAGACTCATTTCACTCGTCATTTAAAAACTAAAAAACATTTGAGAAAAATGGATGATAACAATGAAGATCAAGCCTCTGATGATCATATTAAAGTTAGTAATGTAAAAGTCTTTAGGTGTAAGAAGTGTCTGAAAAATTTCTCTTCAAAATCTAATCTAAACAAACATATCAAAAAAAACACTTG